CAATAAGCTTATCAGCGTCACCAACCTCGTATGCTTCGCGGTACTCCCGCTGGGCTTGCTGGCGCTCGTACTCGACGGTCTGCTGGTAACTCTGGACGAGGGTTTGTTCACCCTGAGACAGCGTACTCTTAAGCCGCTGGTTTTCATCCATGAGACGCTTAGCCGTGCTGATGGCCTCGCTCTGCTCACGCATGAGGCGCTCTTTCTCGCGCCTCTCGTCGTGCCAGACCTTCTTCATCTGCTTGAGGCGAGTCTTGACCTTATCGGAGTACTCCTCAAGCTCATCGGCTTCGAGTTCTTCGACGATCTCCTTCGGCATCGGCGCACGGCCTCGGTCGGCCTCCGGAGTGTCGTCTTCGACCTCAATCTCTGGCTTTACGGAACCACCTTCCGCAAGCTCTTCTTCGATCTCAAAATCGAAATCATCGTCTGGCTGCGTAGCCATATTACTTCTCCTTTGTACGGTTTCCCGTTTTAACCACGCGAAATTCCTCGTGGGTCTTCTACTACGGCTTCTACGGAATCGTCGTTTATAATTCTGAACTCACGGCCATGAATCTTGACGCGACTACCGGCGTGCGGGCGCGTAAGGATGAAGTCACCCTCCTTGCACCACGGGCCACTTGGGAAGCGGTTAGCGTCCTTGAATGCATCAGGGCCGACCTTCAGCACGAACAGTACCGGAGTGGTAAGCTCTTCGTACTGCTTGGTGATATCAGCCTTGAACAGGCCGCCAGCGGTTTTCTCTTCCACTTCGGGGATAGCGCACAGGATGCGGTAGCCAGATGGGTCAGGAAGTTGCGTGGCCTTGCGTTCATCCGTGTCCGGGAGCGTAGTAACGCTGCCTGCGGCGTCTGCCAGCAGGAACTCGGGGGTCTTAAGCAGAGTTTTGTCCTCTGTATCAATCATCGTCTTGTTCCATCCGTTGCGCGGTTTCTGCAATAATATTGTTCGCCACCAACAAACCACGATAAATGCCGCAGGCGTACTTATAGTCACCGAAGTCCTTGGCATGGCCCATGACCGTGTCTGACTCGATAACTTTGAGTTCTTCCTGTATCTTGTTTGAAAGATACTTCAGTAGGTCAGTGTTCATTGTTGCTCCTTAGCCCCTACATTGGGAGTGCTTGTAGGGGGAGTTTGGCGGGCTTGTTCAGCCTGCTGTTGTTGGGTGAGGGCTGCCTGAGCAACCTGAACACCCATTTTAAGCCCGGCTTCCTGCTGCTGAGCAGACAACTGAGCTTGGCTTGTCGCCACCTTGGCCCCGACCTGCATACCAGCAATCTGGGTCTGGGCCTGAATACGCTGCTGCTCGATATCGATCTTATCAGTCTGTGCCGTGGCGTCGAGAAGGAGCTTCTTCTCCTTGATTTCGACTTCCTTCTGCTTGATCGCAAGCTCTCGCTGCTGAAGCTGTACGAGCGGGTCCTGAGCCGCCTGCTGAGCCGCCTGCTGGGCAGCATCAGATTGCTTCTGCTGTAGAAGTTGCTGGGCCGCAGCCGCTGTAAGTCGAGAAATTTGAAGCTCAACGTCAGGTGACAAGTCGCTGTCGGGCGCAGGGAGCATGACACCAGCCTGCTGCTCGATCTGTTTACGGTACTCAAACGCAATATGTTCGTTAATATGGGCCATCATGGTGGCCTGCATAGCTTGCGCGTTGGGGTTCTGACCCATAAGCTGCTGAATTTGCGGGTCCTGCATCGCTGTCATATGGACCGTGATATGGGCCTGATGATCTTGGTAGATAAACGCCTTGACCGGCTTCCCGTTGATGATGTCCATATTCTCAGACACGGGGTCGCGCGGCTTCATATCATCGCCATCCTTGAGCGGGACAAGCTTCTGCGCGTTCTGGATACCCAGCACCTCAAGCATCTGCCGATGCAGGTACGGCATGTCGTAAATCTGCGGGGCAGTCTGAGCCAACTGGAGGACTGCCTGATACTGGACGATCTTCTGCGCCATAGTGGCAGCGTTGGGGTCCGAGACCGGGATGACCGTGACCATGTCATAGTCAGCCTTCTTGGCCTTGCGGTCGCCTTCCACCGGGTCATAACTGTACGTCGATGGCGTATAGTCGCGGATGATGGCCTTCAGGAGCTTGAACTCCTGCTTCATCGCGTAGTGGATGCGGGCCTGAATAGCTGAAGTCGTCTTGAGGGTTCTCTCAAGAATAGCCAGTGTGGTGCCCACCGGGGCCTGTGCCGACATATCGGACACCTGCAGGTCTGCTGCAGAGGCAAACCGCCTGCCTTCCTCTACGATGGTATTGAGAAGGCTATAAAGGACTTGGCTCGGCTCCTTATAAGGGAGCGGCATAATGTTGTCGCGCATTGTGCCAGAGGCCACATCGACATCACGCCATTCAGCGGGAGCAATAGGCGTATCGTCACCCTTTACCCTTAGCCCCTTAGTCTTAAAGCCGCCCGGTAGATTGGATAGGGTCCCAGCATCAACAAGCTGACGAATAAGACTGGTACCAGACTTAGCAAAAGCACCGACCAGATGAATAAGGCCAAAAGCATAGAAGCCAAAACCCGGCACATATGAATAATGTACGAAGTGATTGCGTTTGAGCTTCTTGTCATCATCTGGGTCCCAATTACGACGAATAGCGAGAATCTCACCCGTCTGCTTCTCTATAGTAACCACATATGGAAGGGCGATGCCCTCGTCGCCCGCAAACTTGTCGTCCTCGATCTCCAGATCGACGTGCATCTCAAGCAGCTTGTAGCGGTCATCCGTGGAAGCACGGAAACCCATCTTCTCGGCAATCGACTTCTCTACCTCATCCAGCGTATCAGCAGGCTCCGGTAGATCGACATCACGGTAGAACCCGGCAGCCTGCAGTTTGGCAAGCTCATTCTCGGTCTTCCGCATCACATGGGTGACACGTCCAGCGACTTCCAAGCTAGACGCGCCATAAGGGACTACAACATCATCAGCAGTGACGTACATCGACACCTGACGGCCCAGCGAGGGGTCGTAATAGACCTTTTTGAACGCGTTGCCTGCAAGGCCAAGGCCCCAGAGCATACGCTCGTGCTCGGGCCGGTACTCGACCATCACGTCGGTCAACTGGTAGTTCATATCTGCTTCAACGCGAGTAGCTGCATCGCGCTTTTCGGGTGTTTCTGCGCCAATAAGCTCAGTACGCACTGGTCCCGCAGCCGGGAACGTCTCCATAATGGTCTCAGCTTGGAACTTGACCACGGCTTCACTGAGAAGGGGGTGATAAACACCGCAAGCACCGGGCCAAGGCTCAGTCCGGTCCTCAACTTTCATGCCAAGAAGCTCAAGACCATCTACATAGGTCTGAATCCAGTCCTTCCGGCTGGAAATATCCTCCTCAAACTCACCAATCAGGTCACCCGAAAGCTCCGCAAGCTGCTTTTCATCAAGGATTTCAGCCAGATTCTCGTCAAACTCGCTTTCTGTGGCCTGATCGGCGTCAGATTCCTCTTCATCACCTCCACCAAGATCGATCTCGATCTCAAGATCGGGGTTATCCATAGCCCCAAGGCTATCGTCAGCAGAAAGACCCAGCGGGGCTTGGTTAAGAGCTTTATCGACGGCCATCAATAATATCCTTGGTTACGCTTGCTCTTAAAGTACACAATATCGTCGGGTTCGTCGAGGTTTGTGCTAATATAGCCGCCCTTACGGAACCTGTGCATGGCCATAGAGACGGTATCGACGTAGTCGTCGTTGCTGCCAGCGGGAAATTCGGCCACTTCGTCAATGACTTCCTCAGCCCAGCGGGTCGCTGGTGCCCATACGCGGCCCGAAGCAAACAGATCAGACACTGCATTCAGGCGGCTGATCTTGTCGTTGCCCCTCGTGGGGGTGAACTCCTGTACCGGGATGCCCATTGCCCGCATTTCGTAGATCAGCGGAGCGCCAGAGGCTTTCTTTTCGACGATTATACTGTCCGGTTCCCATGCCCGGTACTCTTCGATGGCACATTTCTTTAGCTCCGGGAACTCCATACGGTCCCTGAATGCGTTAAGAAGGATAATATTGGCCTGCTCGACCCCCGCTCCGTCAGGTTGGTAGAACACACCCCACGTTGTGCAGGCTGAATAGTCTGCTCGCTGGGTCTTCTCGAAGGCCGTATCCCACGTCTGCAGGATAAACTCGCATTGTGGGGGAGAGTCAGACTCCCACTCACGCCACCACTCACGCTTGACGATGGCGGCTGACTCGGAAATCGGGTTCTGCTGGTACTGCGCCTGCCACTTGGAGTTGGGAAGCTCGGTCCTCAGAGCCTCAAGCTCCTTCATCGACCAGAACTCGGGCCATAGCGGGTTACCACTAGGCAGGATGGCGGGGAACTCAATGACTTCCCAATCGTCACCACCGCGCGCTGCGGCAGCCTTGATCACCTCACCCGTTAGGTCTCTCTTACTCCATCGGGTCATTACCACGACGATGGACCCGCCCGGCTGCAGACGCTGGCGCGGACCTGAGGTATACCACTCGTAG